GCCTCAAGGACGAAATCCTCATGCAGGCCGAGCAGGAGATGCACGATACTGGTCAGGTCAACCCCGAGAGCATCGATGCCGTGAAAGACCTTGCAGAGGCGGAGAAGTCCTGCTGGGAGGCAGAGTATTACCGCTCCGTGACCGAGGCCATGGAGGACGGCAAGATGGGCTATGATGACGGCATGGGCTACGGTCGTGGGGGTATGGGCTATGGCCAAGGGAGCCAAGGCGGCTCGAATCAGGGTCGCGGATACCGTCGCGGGTACGAGCGCGAGTCGCGCCGCGGCTACCGTGGCCAGTCGCGTGACTCGATGGGGCGCTATACGTCCCGTCGTGGCTACCGTCGGATGGAGAGCTATGGTCATCAGGACATGATGCAGGACATCAAGCAGATGGCCCAGCAAATGATGGAGACGGCTGACCCGCAGGAGAAGGAGCAGCTAAAGATGCAGCTCCGTCAGATGACCGAGCAGATGTAGCGTGTATCCGTTCGTCATAAACGGCGATTTGTGGAGGGTTGCCCGCGTCCCTGCGGGTGACCCTTCTCTCATAGACCGCACGGGCGGCGCTAAGCTCGCCGTTACCGACAGCCTTGACAGGACGATATACGTCAGGGATGACCTCCTGCCACCGTTGCTCGATAGGGTCATGCTCCATGAGGTCGCGCACGCCATCACCGTCTCGTGGGGTCTGCTGCCAGAGGTGCGCTTTGGGGTCGTGAGAGGCGATATAATCGACGTCGAGGAATGGGCGGCACAGTTAGTCGAGAATCACGCCATGGAGGCCGTACAGGCCGCGAGAAGGGCGCTGGGACGTCCGATATGCGTAAGGGGGCTATGCAGTGATTGACCTAGAGACAATCGAGCGGGAGATTGATGACCTAGAGCACCGCGAGGCGTCATACAAGCTCTGTCAGCGTCTCTCGTGGCTCTATTCGGTGCGTGACCACCTAACGGCCAAGATGTACCAGCCAGAGGGAAAGACGGCTCTCAAATCGGCTCTCAGCGGCTCAGATTTCCTCGATGCAGCAAACGGCAAGCCATACGAGGACGTCATGAAAGTCGTTGACGAGCACCTTGAGACGATTCGCCTTTTGTATCCGAAAACTTATGACGGCATTCTTCAGCGAATCAAGGAGCTGTGATACAATTGGCTTGCAGACGCATCGCGGGGAGGATTGACACAAACCGCACCAGTGGTGGGGACGTAGACCTCACATGCGGGCTGCTTGGGGAGCCATCCCAGAGACGGCCTTGACCATGGCGAGGATACGACAAAAATGGCAGGCGCTTGAACCGCATTCGGTGTAGGGTGCCACTCGGCGAGCCATCCGTCCGAAATAGATGGCAAAACGTACCTTCCCGTCGAAAGGTTGTCACCCGTGGCAACGTCCGTTGATGGATAGGCGGGGAGGTCAGCCAAGCGCTGGGGAAAGTTCCCCCGCATCGGTGAATGCCAGTGGGCCGTGAGGTCATGGCAGCTGGCAGGGACCTAGGCAAGTCCACGTAAAAGGCCTGCCATAAGGCGAGTACCCGCCATGCCTCTGACGCAAGCAAACTCTGGCGGGTGTTTCACGAATTGCCCGCGAAGGCTTCGGCTCAGCGGCTTCCCCGTGGGTTGCGACCTGCGGGGAATTTTTTTCAAAAAAGTCGTTGACAGTCGCTTGCATAGTGTGCTATAGTATAACCAATCAAGGGAGAGAGGCACAGGGCCTACCCCAGAAGGGAGCACATCATGACCTATGCAATCACCGACACCATCACTGGCAACCAGAGCACCTTCGAGGATTGGCAGCTTGATTGCGTCAAGTACGCATTCGGCTTCGACGCCGACAGCGACACGAGCGAAGCATGCGACAAGCTGGTCAGCGCACTCAAGAGGCACGAGAGCACCTATGGCATGGAGCAGTACCTCGGCATCGAGGTCGAGGAAGTCTAGAAACTCAGAAGGGAGCACACCATGAGCAACGAATTCGAGATTGGTAGGACGTACATACTTCACGACAGAGACAGCAGCGCACACTTCCGCGCCAAGGTCACCAAGCGCACCAAGTGTACCGTGACGTTCGAGCTTTCAGAGGCGGCGCAGCCATGGTGCAGAACCAAAAGCGTGACCCTTCGCACGGCCAAGGACTCCAACCTCTATGACGCGGACGGGAACAAGCTTGAGGAGGTTCGTGGCACGGCAAAGGGCGATGAGGTTTTCCGTGGCATACGGTACTCACCCGTCACGAGACGCCGATTGTACTCACTGGCCGATATGGAGGCCATGCGCCAGATGTAAGCGCCTTAAAACAGCTTTCAGAGTCCCTACGGGGACTCTTTTTTGTTCTTGTCCCCTTACCGTTTACATCCCATACTGGTAAACTTTCAATGATAATCCATGCTGGAAAAGATGGGGGACGGCCATGATTCCGACCTTTCAGGACTTTCAAGACGCGGATGACGTGACCAAGTTCGTGGAGTCCGCGATTCAGGCGTACAGGCAGAGCGACATGTACAAGACTGCCCTGCTGGCTGACGAGTACGACGCGCAGCGCAACCCGACCGTTGCCAAAACCATCCGCACGCTGTTCAACGCAGCTGGCCAGAAGGTGGAGGACTTCACGGCGAGCAACCACCGAATCGCGTCCAACCTCTTTTCAAGGCTCAACACACAGCGATGCATGTACTCGCTTGGAAACGGAGTGTCATTCATCGACCCGACCGAGGCACGCGAGGGCGTAAAGGACACGACCAAGGAGAAGCTGGGGCCGCACTTCGACCATACCCTGAGAGAGGCTGGCTACCACGCCCTCATCCATGGGTGCAGCTACATGTTCTGGTCGAACGAGCGGGTCTACGAGTTTACGGCCACGGAGTTCGTCCCGCTCGATGACGAGGTTACAGGCTCGCTCATGGCTGGCATCCGCTTCTGGCAGCTTGACATTAACAAGCCCCTGAACGCGGTCCTGTACGAGAAGGACGGGTACACGCAGTATTCCAGCGTTGACGGTGACTTCAAGGAAACCAAGAAAAAGACCGCCTACAAGGTCACCTACGAGTACACGGACTCCGAGGACGAGGCAACGGTCATTGACGAGGAAAACTACCCGTCGCTCCCCGTTGTCAGGATGTACGGCTCAAGGCTCAAACAGAGCACGCTGGTTGGCATGAAGGAGGCCATCGACGCCTACGACCTCATCCTCAGCGGCTTCGCGAACGACCTGAGCGACTGTGCGCAAATCTACTGGATTGTCGAGAACTACGGCGGCATGGATGACGATGACCTCGCCGAGTTCCTTGACCGCCTCAAGATTAACCACGTCGTGGGCATGGACACGGGAGCTGGCGGCAAGGTAAGTCCGTACACTCAGGACATCCCGTATCAGGCGCGCCAGATATTCCTCGATGACATGAAGGCAAGAATCTACGAGGACTTTGGTGCCCTTGACGTGCACACCATAGCGGCGGGAGCGACCAACGACCACATCGATGCCGCCTACCAGCCCTTGGAGGAGAACGCGGCAGACTTCGAGCACTGGGTAAGCGATGCCATCGTGCAGCTACTGGCCTTGCAGGGAATCGATGACATGCCAGTGTTCAAGCCCAAGAGAATCAGCAACCAGATGGAGCAGGTTCAGATGCTCGTGCAGGAGGCCGCTTGGCTTGATGCCAATACCATCATCCGCAAGCTCCCGAACGTGGAGCCAGAGGAATATCAGGCAATCATCGAGGCACGTGAGAACGAGCAGATGGAGCAGATGCAGATGATGCAGGCCATGCAGGGCGGACAGCCGACCATGCAAGAGGAAGAATAGCCCGTGCATGACATTGCCCACGAATGGACTGACGAGGAAATCAGGAAGCTCAGGCGCAAGTTCCGTCGAACCTACGAGCAGGCCGCTAGGGAGATGCGCAGGAAGCTCGATGACTACCTTGCCGAGTTCGACAAGGCCAACAGGGAGTGGAAGGATGCGCTCAAGGCTGGGGACGTGACCAAGAAGCAGTACGACGCTTGGCTCAAGTCCCAGTCGATGCGAAGGGACTACCTCGTTGACATGAGCGCCACCCTTGCGCATGATGCAGCCAACACCAACAGGCTCTGCGCCGACATGATTAACGACGCGCTGCCAAGGGTCTATGCCGAGAACGCCAACTACGCGGCGTACGGCATAGAGTCGCACTTCGGCAAGACCCACATGTTCGACATGTACGACCAAGACACCATCCGCAGAATCATGGGCATGGACGAGGATGACCAGATTATCCATGAGGTCATTCCCTACGGCCCGATAACACCAGACAAGGAGCTTCTGCAATCCGTGCGAGTGAATCCCAACGAGGTGAGGTTCGTGGCATGGAACAGGCAGAAGTTCACGGCTTCAATAGCACAGAGCATCCTGCAGGGTGAGTCTATTCCGAACACGGCAAAGAGGCTCACGGAAGTCCTCAACATGGACGAGAGGATGGCAGCGAGGGCCGCAAGGACGGCCATGACCTCGGCGGAGAACGCTGGGCGCACGGACAGCTACAGGCGTGCGCATGGCATGGGCATAGACCTAGAGCAGGAATGGCTCGCAACGACCGACGAGCGGACGCGCGAGAGTCACAGGGAACTTGACGGGCAGCACGTTCCGGTAGGAAAGAGCTTCATGGTTCCATCGAACGGGCACCTAATCAGGTTCCCCGGCGACCCCGCAGCCCATGGCTCTGAGACATGGAATTGCCGGTGCACGCTGGTCGCTTGGTTCCCAGAGGACGGCAACGAGTCGCTTGACGAGCGTTGGAGCGACCTGCCGAAGGGCATGACCTACGAGCAGTGGAAGCAATCAAAGCCAAAGTCGGTCGAGACGATAGCCAAGGAAAAGAGGAAGAAGAATGCCAGCGCCTAGGCTCACCGCAAAGATAGGCCACAAGACCAAGAAGGGCACGACGGTCAACGCACGACACGTCATAGGTGCAATCAACGACTACTACGACACCTATCTTGTGGTTCAGGAGAACAACGCGGCCATCATATCGGCGGCGATTGACAAGGCGATAGTCTCCGCGCTTGAGGAGATAGGGCTTGTCGCAGAGCGTGCAGCCAAGCGGCTCTGCCCAGTTGACACTGGCCGACTGAGGAACAGCATCACCCATGCGTTCCTCGATGACAGGACGGTCGCAATCGGCACGAACGTGGAGTACGCTCCATACGTTCACGAGGGCGTCCACGGCAGGCAGGGCAAGCCGTTCCTTACGCAGGCGGCACAGAACAACCAGTCCCGCTTCAACTCCATCATGAGGAAGCACCTGCAGAACGGCTAAGAAATCCCCGATTCTCGGTTGCAATGCCGCGTCATATGTGCTACACTAGTATTCAAGAAGGGGAGGGGCACAGGGTTCCTCCCAGAGAAGGGAGCACATCATGAAGTTCCAGTATTTCAAGGCCAACCACACCACGACCATCGAGGACGCCAAGAAGCAATACCTCAAGTTCTGCATGCGCTGGCATCCTGACCGTCCGAACGGTGACCTCAAGGTGATGCAGGCCATCAACGCCGAGTGGGATTACCTCAAGAGCCACAACTACAACATCCACGACTCCAAGGACGGCGGCACCTACACCGACTGGAATCAGGACATGCCAGACGATGTGACCGAGGAGTTCGCGGAAATCATCAGCGAGCTTGTCAACATGGACGGGCTTGACATCGAGATTTGCGGCAACTGGCTTTGGGTTGGTGGCAACACCAAGGAGCACAAGGAAGCCCTCAAGGGAATGGGAATGCGCTGGGCAAGCAAGAAGCACCGCTGGTACAAGGCACCGAATGACTGGAAGCGCAGGAGCCGCAGGGAGCTTACCATGGACGAGATTCGTGACAGGTTCGGCTCTCAGGCGGTTCAGGGAAAGACGCACGCGGCACTCACCGCCTAGCTTATGGAAAACGGCAAAAGCCACAAACAAGCCCCGAGAAATCGGGGCTGTTTTTTTGGATTCTCGGTTGCATGTCGGTCTGATAAGTGCTATATTATATTCGAGGGTTGGGAAAGGCCCACCAAAGTTCTAGGGAGCAGAACATGAGCTACGACAAGAACTGGATTGATGCACTCAAGACCACGAGCCTGCAGGATGCCACGGGCATGACCGACAAGGCCTATCACAGGTGGCTCAAGCGGCAAGCCAAGGAGTACGGCACCTACGCGATGAGGGACAAGCTGGCGCACGGCATGGGCGATGGTACCCTCTGGCAGAGGTACGCATTCGAGGACGAGGGCTGGAAGTCCTACGGCTTCGTCCTTGGCGAGCAGTTCGCGGACTGGTACGACGTCGAGACAACCAACGACCTGACCGACGATGAGATTACCGAGTGGTTCGACGGCAACATGAGGGTCATTGACGATAGTCCCTACGATTGCACCGGGAGGGTGTTCACGCGGTACATCCACTGGCACCGCAACCCAGACGGCGCAATCAGCTACGTCCATGCCGTCGCAATGAACGTGTAGGAGGGGAGGTGAGCGCTTGGCAACGAACTACGGAAGGGGAGCCGAGTTCGAGCGAAAGGTGGCTAGGGACTTGGAGCGGTACGGGTACGTCACCGTCCGCTCCGCTGGCTCCCACTCGCCTACGGACGTGGTTGCCATGCATTATGGCACCATAGTCTGCGTGCAATGCAAGCTTGACGGGTACATTCCCCCAGACGAGTGGAACGAGCTTTGGGAGTTCTGCCTTGCGGCGGGAGCAACGCCAGTCATGGCAGAGCCGCGCAAGGAGGGTCGAAAGTCTGGTATAATCTATCGTAGATTGACCAGCAGAAAGGACGGCAGGGGCCGTCAGCCGTGGGCGTACTGGACGCCCCAGATAGAAGGGTACTGACATGAAGTTTCGGGAACTCAAGGCAGACGAAATCGAGGTAAGGGTAAGCCGAGTCACCAACGCGGGCGTGGAGCTGCTGCTCTACAAGACGAGCCGAACGGACATGGACATCCTTGACGAGACGGTGGGCAACGAGAACTGGGAGTGCGAGTTCTACGAGTGCAAGGGCACCCTGTTCTGCCGCATCGGCATTCGCTGCAAGGACTCTGACGGAGGCGAGGAGTTCGCCAAGATGGTCTGGAAGTCCAACGCCGGAGCACCGTCAAACATGGAGGCCCAGAAGGGCGAGGCGAGCGACGCGATGAAGCGCGCTGGCTTCACGTGGGGCATCGGCAGGTCGCTTTACACGGCACCGCGCATCTTCGTCTATGCCGACAAGTGCGGGAAGATTCAGCAGGGCAAGAACGGCAAGATGCAATGTTATGACCGATTCCGCGTGGAGAAGGTGCGCATCGAGGACGGTCAGATAACGGGCCTTGCCATCTGGAACGACACGACGGGGCATCGGTGCTTCGTATGGCAGAAGGGGGAATAGATGGAGAACAACAGCGTCCACCTCATAGGGACGGTGAAGCGGGACGCCAAGGCTTCGGAGACTGGCGAGACCATTGACTTCACGCTTGAGGTCGAGGACGAGCGCGGGAGGAAGAGCTTCATCGATTGCCGCGCCACGGGGCAGAGCGACGCCTACGACAAGCTTGATGGCTTCGCAAATGCGGGCGAGACGCTTGAGGTCTACGGCCACCTAATCAGGGTCACGCGCAACGAGGAGCACACCATGAGCGGTGTCCTCGTCCGCATCAGAGTCACCAACACAATCGTATACGTTGACGATGTAATCACGGAGGACTAAATGAGCATCAATCGAGTGAACATCAGCGGAAACCTGACACGCGACACGGAGCTTCGCGCAACTCAAGGCGGAACGGAGGTCTTGACGTTCGGCATGGCCGTCAACGACCGCCGCAAGAACCCCCAGACTGGCGAATGGGAGGACAGCCCCAACTTCGTTGATTGCGTCATCTTCGGGAAGCGTGCGGACAGCCTTTCAAAGCTGCTTCACAAAGGGATGAAAGTTGCCGTCGAGGGCAAGTTGCGTTACCAGCAATGGCAGGACAAAAACGGCCAAAGGCGCTCGAAGCTGTCAGTCGTTGTCGATGAGATTGAGTTCATGAGCCAATCTAAGGCCAATAGCGACCAGCAGACACAGCAAGCCAACAACTACACCAACCAGTACCAAAGCGTGGCAAATTCAGCCCCTCAGCAGCCCACAGGTGGTTATTCGGAGGTATATGACGAGGACATCCCTTTCTAGGGGTTGTCCAGTCGGTATTCGGGGAGGTGAACGTGTCCTATGAGCGACTATGACCTCTGGCAGGAGATAGAGCAGAAGCGCAGGGAGCTGAACGTCTGCATCAAGGAGATGCGCAAGAGCGGAACGGCATACGCTCAGGCGGAGCGAGAGTACAAGGTGAAGCTCAGGGAATGGTGCCTAAAGCTGCGGGCGCAGGACATGCCCATCGGACTCATAGACAAGACCTGCTATGGAATCCCAGAGGTTGCCGACATGCGATTCAAGCGCGATGTGGCCGAGACCGTCTGGAAGGCCAACCAAGAGGCCGTCAACTCAATCAAGCTCCAACTGAGGATTCTGGACAACCAGCTCCAACGCGAGTGGTCAACCCCACAGGCAGGGATGTAGTATAATTACCTTGCGGGTGGTAGCCGCGATAACCTATAATGTGTACTCACGGCCCGTGTTGTCTGCTACCACCAGACGCGCGGGCCGTAGTGGTTAGGTGGTAGCTGACCATGGAAGAGGTCTGGAAGCCGATAGAGGGCTATGAGGGACTTTACGAGGTAAGCAACCTCGGCAGGGTAAGAAGCCTAGACAGAGTTGTATATCGCCCGTACAAGGGGCATCCGCACTGGCCTATGAGGATTAAAGGCAAGTTGCTAAGCTGTGGAACAGACCGTGGCGGGTATTCATTTGTAATACTTCAAAACAAGAGCAAGAGTTGCAGACTCGTACACAGGCTTGTCGCAGGAGCATTTATGCTCAACACTGAGAGCAAAGAGGAAATTAACCACATAGACGGAAACAAAAAGAACAACTGCGTAACGAATCTCGAATTTTGCACACCATCAGAGAATATGCGACACGCCGTCAACACGGGGCTTAGAAAACTAACAAGAGTCCGTGCCATTGAACCAAAGACAGGGAAAGTATTCATGGCATTCCGTTCAGTGGCAGATGCTCAGGAATACTTTGGCAACAGAAACACTTCGAATATCTCAAATGCCCTAAACGGACGCTCAAAGACAGCATACGGATATAGATGGGAGTACGCCTGATGGC